TCGAAGTAGAAGTAGAATCTGTCATCTTTTTCAAGAGTGTGTTCAGTTCTTTGTTCGTATTTGTGTTTCATAAAAATGAAATTGTTTATTGCCTACTTACTATAACATGAAAGGTATATAACTCTCAGTATGTTTTCAATCCGTAACAATGTTACTTCTCTTCCTTCTTTTTGGTTAATTTCTTAAAAAGATTTTTAATTAAAGGTTTGACAATATTAAGCAGTAATGGAGTAGTGGCAGCAACAGTAGCAATAGCAGCAGTACTAACAAGCTGTGGAGGATTCGGTATGTATTGCTCGATGAATTTAACGTTCTCATACAGAGTTATACATTTACTACCATCTTCGCTTTTTTCATGTCCGATGACACGCTCCAGTTTAAATTCGTTACGATAATCCCCTACTCTTTGATCGCTAGATCCAGGACAAGCAACAAAAAGTGGCTCATCTTTTTTCTTTTTTGGTTCGTATTTTGGTGGTTCTACTGTTGGCGGTACAAACTCTTCTGTCTGATTGGGGGTTTCGGCTTGTGTGTACTTAAATTCGTTGGGGTTATACTCCAAAGGTTCAAAGCTAGGAATACTGAAGTTACCACATTCTGTATATGTTCCATATTCATCTTTAGGGTTATCAATAAGGCTAGTTAGATTATTTCGATGAACTCTTACGCAACCTGGAATGTCAACTGTAGGTTTATTTATGTAATTTACTATTGGATTATTAAAGTTCCAGATTGGTATTTCGTGTATTTGAATCTCATTTATTTTGAAACGAGGTATTTCAATCGAAGGCATCTCTTTTCTTCAATATCTCTACTTCTGCAAAGCATTTAGAACAAGATAAATTAGTCATTACTGAAAACTCAGGATAAGTAGGCATAGATTCATCTATATCAATGTCACCACCCCAAATTAATTCATTATCGCACCAATAACATTTCATTTTTTAGGTAAAGGTATAGATTGACCTGTAACATCAGGCATTACATTTTCTAGAACTCTAGGCATAGACCCTTGTATGTTTCCAAGAATTTCATTCATAACTTGAGATTTGAAGTTCTCAGAAGTTACATACCTGTAACCTATTACCCCTGTCGCAGTCATGGAAGCTACCATTAAAAATGAAATGATACTCAAACAATTTGCTATCTTTTGAAACATGATAAAATTTGCAGTTATCAAAGCTATGTCTGTAATGAGCATAGCGGTGTTATTACTAATTATAGGTCTATCTCCTCTCTACGTCACGATGGGCTTAATGACAAGGCAAATGCAGGAATCTAAGCGTTAGGATCGTCTGGATATTGCGTCATATTAGGAGTTCCATCTTCTTTGTTGCCGTATAAGGTAACTAAAGCTGCTGTATCTGCACAGTTATCAATCTCTGTCTCTCTGGTTAAACAAGCAGTTCTGACAGCAGTTCTGTAAGTTTTTATTGTAGTTGGAATTGCTTTTGATGTCTCTGCTTTTCTGATGACGTACCAATCATATCTAGCTAATAAAGAACCAGCAGTAGCTTTCTCCTGTTCTTTCAAAATTGATTTAACACCTTTTATAACCATTTGACTACCATCAGGATTTTTAACTAAATTTCCATTTGTGTCTTTTGCATCTTCATCATCAAGTGCTTTTGCTGATCCGTCACCATTATAAAAACGACCATCAAACACTGGTGCGTCAGCAACCTCAGTAATGCCAATATCTTTCTTTTCTTGTGCTGTTGATAGTCTTAACCAGTTAGCAGGGTAATGTACATCCCCATAAGTAAAAGGAACATCAACTGCTAAAGGTTTTCCGTTAAGTAAAAAAGCCATATTTATATATTACACCGCCCTACCATTTTTGAAAGGAGATTCTGCAAATGCTAAATATATAAAATAAGCAGAATGGTTTGTATCAATATTACTTCCTCTTAGTTTGAAACCATTTGAAAGAAAATCCATTTGATTACCAGATGAACTTTCAGTAGATTCTGCATTGGTTAAATTTGGATATAAAGTTTTGTTGCGAACATTGAGTGGATTACGTACATTATCATACATATTCCAGTTACCACCCCATTCTCCTTTAGTCATTACGAGTGCGGGTTCAAAACCTGTGTAAACAAATCTACCATTAGAACTTTGATTTCCATAATACCTTCCAGCTTTAAAATAACCTTCTACATTGCTAAAACTGTAAGCTACATAGGTATCTCCGTTTCCATTAGACATTCCAGAACCAGCATTAACAGAAAAAACACTTGAAGTTGCTAGTGCATTACCAAAAACACCACTACTTCCATAATTTCCGTTAGTAACATCTAATTGTAAAATATTATTAGGAGCTATTGCCGAGTGGTAAACACCCCAGTTTTGAGTTCCATTTCTACGTTTAACAATAATTGCATTAGGTGTTACTCCTAATCCATGACCAATAGTTGCATTACTTCCTGTTCCTGTATAAGTAAGAATAGAAAACCCTGCTGCTGCATTTACTTTTACAGTTGATTGTATAGACCCATCAAAATTACTTGATCCAAGAGTTGAGTTTGTGTTTACAGATCCACCCATTCCAGAGTGATTTGTACAATAATATGCGAGGTTTGGAGCAGAGGCAGCTACAACAATCTGCGTATAAGCTCCACTAGACCCTGGTGTGCCAGCAGTAGTAACTCCTGTTGTATATTCAGTTCCACCTCCATGCGTTCCATCTGCTGTTGTAGAAAATCTTAGTGGGTGTCCAGCATTAGAACTGTCAGATTGATCGAAGATATAAGTGCCACCTTCTGCTAGATCAAGAGTTACAGCAGACGTTCCAAAATCATCAAATCTATATTTATTACCAGAATCAGAGACAACTTTTACCGTATAAGTTTTGCCATCTGTATCACCAGCGTTCCAGTTCCATGCAACATAAGTTCTACTTCCAAAGTTAAGTTCATCATTAGTTCCATTACTTACAAGATTAAATCCATCTGATGCTAAATTTAATTGTGTATGACCACCACCATGAGATCCAGTTCTTTCTGCGTCAGTTACATTAGACATTAAAACTTTATTGTCACCTCTTACTGAATCTACTAGATGATGTCTTTCCACATTATCTCTATTTTTAACCCAAACCCAATCAGGTGAGAATCCTACACCTGTTATATTTTGAGAAGTATTATTATTACCTGTATAAAGAACAGTATTAAAATGCTGGTTAGGTAACTTTACTGTTAGGTCGGGTAAGTTTTTTGAACATAGCGTTTCAAATCCTGTAGGTGGGTCATTAGCAAAAGGTAGTTGACCAAAGTTTATTGAATAATCTGCTCCGCCATAACTAGAGCCATCAGTAAAACCAAGGTAGTAATCTACCCTACTATCAAAAGTAAATGAAATTGCTCCTTGTGATGTACCATTTTTGTAGAAAGTAACCTGACTGTTATCAACATCAATAGCCATTGCAATAACATCATTTGTAGTAAATCCAGCACCATAACTTGTTTCTGAATTATTTAATCGTTTGTCTCCATTGTTGTAGTAACTTAGATTGTTGTCAGTATAACCAGTGCCTTGAAAACCAAGATAATTTGTTGCAACGATAAAAGGAGAATACCATGATCCACTTCCTCTCATAGTAGTTTCCATGTACCATTTACCAGTTTTTGGAATAACAAAGTTTGCCCAAAGTTGTGCTGAACCTGTAGGTGTAGTTATGTCTAAATTTCCATTAGACAAAGTTCCCGTCACTGTGTCTATAGAATTAGCGGTTGGAAAGTTATTCGTTGGAGTATCTGTTACAGAATCATTACCAGTACCAGCAGCTACAGAGAATCCACTTGGTGTCATGTGGTTGTTATTACCGCTATAATCTCTCCCTAATGTTGAATCAGTAGTGTTACTGTTGTCTGAAAAATTTAAATAAAATCCATTTGTTCCATAACTTCCTGTATATTTTTTAGGATTCCATTGACCTGTCACTGCATTAGTCGCACCAAAAGATGATGGTGTTAATTGTGAACCATCAATAAAATTAAATTCGGCCATATAACCATCAAAATATCTTTCACTTGTAGGTCGTCTGCCGATGGTTTGTGGTGAGTTATTGTTAAACCACCAATCCACATTTTGCGTACCATAACTCTCCGTGGAAAAAGATGTTTCTTGTACTCCATTTACATAAAGATTTACCCTGTTTGCAGCAGTTCCTTGAGTCATATCAGTGGCAACAACTATGTGATACCACGATGAAGGATCTCTAAATAATCTATCTGTTTTTAAATTAGTATCTGTATTACTAGAAGTGTTATTATTATTTATTTGTATTTTGCCATCAGACTGAAACTGAATATTACATTCAGCATTATTATTTGAACCGTCATACGCTGTAAAAATTCTTTGATTTGCGTCAACAGTTGATCTTTTAACCCAAACAGAAAGAGTCCATGTCTTACGATTACCAGCACCGCTTGGTGTTCTTGTTAAATAAGCATTATCATTATCATTAAATCTTAAGCTACGTTCTATTTCGTATGCTTTCTTCCCTGCTATGAAGAAAGGATTAGGACTGCCAAGACTGCTCATTAGCTAAAGTTTCCAATAAACTGTGCAGCTATATTAGTATTAGTTCGTGCTATCCACGCAATAACATCTACTTGGTTTGCTCCTGTTGATAATGTAGGTGCTGTGCCATCACTGAAATCCCAATACGATCCAAAAGCTGCGGTTCTACTTCCTGTACCATCTTGAGTTATAAATAAAACACCACTCTGTCCAGCAGAAATGTTTGAAGGGTTGGCAAAGGTAACATTACCTACAAGTATCATTGAAAAATTATTAGCAGTTCTGAAATCTAAAGTATGAGTGCCAGCAGCTAAGTTTCCTAATGCAGAAATTTCTCCGATAGTTCCTTTTGTAGTAACTCTTCCGTTACCAGAACCACCACCATTATCAAATACAAGCGTGTTTAAGGTGCTTGTTTCGTGTGCGACATTAGTGACTTTTAATGTACTCATGGCTTGGGATTAGCGTCTTTTACAGCTTTGATATGTGTAGCCCACGTTCCAGTGGTGTCTAATTTTCCAGCAACCATATCCTTATACAACATATCTAACTGATCTCCAAAAGAAGCATATATTGTAGAACCATCAGTCGTTCTATCAGTCTTGTATCTAACAGCAGCAGCTTCAGCGTTTAACGTGGTTCGTGCAGCATCTATTTTACTTTGCTCAAGAGTTACAGACTTACCATCTTTATCAAACGCTCCAGCAGAGTCATCAATACTAACAACTGTTCCAGCGTATGCTTTGTAAATAGCTTCGTGATCTAAGGCCATAATAGTTTTTCCTTAATTATAGAAGATAGCCATTATGCTGCTACCTCCATTAATGTTATTGAAGATGTAGTGGAATAAGCATAATCATACGATCTTCTATTGATATAAAGCGAAGCTGCACTTGAGGCTCCATAAACTTTGTATGTATGGCTGTTTGTATCATTTTGACCATCAATCAAAACTGTTTTGCTTACGTTGTAACTAGAGTATGTTTCAGCTTGAGTATCCGTTAAATGGTTATAATCCCAAATAAAATGATTGTCAGTTGTGCCACCAGTACCATTAACAGCAGTTAGTTCAGATGAATCTTCATACAAGTTGAAACGTGTAGAATCACGACCAGATCTCCCATACCCTATATCAACTATTATTAAAATTTTATTTGATGCAGAAGTTTTCGTTATTGATGCGTTAAATCCTGTAATTTCTACTGGTGTACTACTACTTGTGCTAAAAGAATCTTTTTTGAAAGTTTGAACAACTTGAAGAATCTTTCCGCCAGTATCAGCACCAAAACTTAAATTTCCCGAACCATCTGTTTTTAATACCTGACCACTTGTACCATCAGCATTTGGTAGTTTAAATGCTACGTCTGCTGAAGTTGGTGCGGAAGTTGGTGAGTTGAGTGAAACAACATTACCGCCTGAGTGTTTTAATGAAATCTTGGACATTATGCTGCTACCTCCATTGCTGTAACTGATGAAATAACACCATGCTGATCTGACCCCATACCTGTATGTGGTCTGTTGACATAAATAGTAGTGCCAGAATAGTTATGAAGATGTGTTTCTGCAAACTTAACTTTATAAGTTGTAGCTGATGTTGTATTTGGCGAATCTAAAACTTCAAAGTGCAACTGGTGCATTTGTTGCTTTCCTGTAGTAGAACTGATATTAAGAGATTTAGCAGTAGCAGAACTGTTATTAGCTGCGGTACTATCTGCTGTTGACTTTCCTATTTCTGTTGAATCTCTAAAAATCCTTATAGCCATAGTGGTATTTGCTTCGCCACATAATGCTACATAACCTCTAAATAAAACTTTATTTGAAGATGAACTAGGTGTTATAGAAAGTGAAAGTCCAGTAACATCTGTAAAATTACCACTATTATCATTAGTTACTGATTGCGTATCAGTTTTAATTGCATTTTTAACTTGAAGAATTGTTCCCCTTACAACGCTAGTCGCTAATGTATCTGTATCGACACAACCATCAGGCAAACCTCCTACTGAGATTCCTGTTATTGTTCCTGATCCGTTGACTGCTATTGGCATAACTATAAGATAACAAGGATTGCACCAGAAGGCACAGTTATTGTGACTCCGTTATTAATTGTAGGACTCACAGTATGAGCATGTTTATTAGCTGTAATACTGTAAGAAGTTGTTGCAGTTTGATCTGATTCAAAGAACACTTCATCTGTACCGCCACCAGTAGCTCCAGCACCTCCACCGATAGCACCCCAAGCACCATTGTTATAGCCTTCAAACTGATTAAGAGTTGAGTTATGTCTAAACATACCAACAGCAGGACTGCCATCCCTCTGAGCCGTTGTACCAGATGGTATGGTCAAGCTAGAAGTATAGTTATGCGTTACTTTCCCTGTAAAAGTTCCACCAGTAAGAGGTGCTAATCCAAAGTTTGTTGTACCTACTGGCCCAACAGTTACATATCCATTATTTGCTGCATTTCTTATCTTTAAATTTCCATCAGATGTATCAACGTGCCATTGGAACGCAAAATTAGTTGTTAATGCACCAGACTTACTATTATTGTGCCTATTCTACCCTCCTTTACCAAATCCGACAGCCTGATAAGTGAAATTTCTATCAATCGAAGCATTTGATGAATTTTTAAAGTGAACAGTAAAACCCGTTCCAGATACGCTGGACACTTCAAAGTAATCTCCTGATGCCATATTCTGAGCGTTAATACCAATCGAGGGTAAATTAGTATTTGCTCCCAGAATAGAAGATGTACCAACAAAAAACGGGTGGGTAAAGGTAATGGCCTTTGCTCCTGCTCCGCTTGCTGTTAGATTACCTTGTTCTGTTCTTCTCTGTAAAGATGCTGTATAACCTAACTGAGAAACTTTTATATCTTGTCCTATATCATTACTTATCAAATTTGCCTTAAATTTGAAGCCTCTACCTTTATACGTTCCGTTTGCAAAAGTTTGAAATGCAGTATAAGTTGGAGAACCAGATCCAGGATCATCTTGTGTAACTGAAATTTGCATTTCTGCGTTTACATCAAGTGCTGTTGTACCATCAAAATCTGTAATATCATCAATCAAACCTCTTGAATCAAATAAATCAGATGGAAAAAATCCTTCAGTTAAAAAATGTCGTTTAAAATCTACACTAAATACAGCACCTAAATCTAAGAAAGAACTACCAGCAGATCCACCAAATTCATAAGTACCTGACGAAGAAATACCTCCAAAATCATCAATAGAACCAACTAAATCAAAATCTGTTATTGCATCAAATAAACCAGTTCCAGCCAAATTTAAACTGTTGGTTGACGCATCAAAAGAAACATTAGTTTTTGTTCCTTGAAATTTAGGATTATCTTGATCTTCTCTTCTTGTTAATGCTATTAAGGGAGCTTGATTATCGGGTAAATCTATAATTACACTTGTTTCTCCAGCACATAATCTTCCACCATCATCTTGAAATTTTAAAATATATTCACCTTCAAGATATGGTACTTCCGCAGTTGTTGTATTACCAGCTAACGCTTGAATTAAATCAGTACTATTTTGAAAAGTTGCACTTCCGTCTGTAACAGGAGAATGTCTTACAAAAACACGACCACCATGCGTAACGTCAACGTCAGTAGATAAATTCCAACGTAATCTTACTAATTTTTCACTAATAGGTTCTGCGGTCAAACCAGTAACATTTGCTGGTAATGCAGTTTTACCTTGTGCAACAAAAGTTAAGTTAGCAGAGGTAGCACTTGTCTGTAATGCTGCGTTATAACTAAACACTTGAAACTCATACGTTCCAACATCGCTGTCGAATATCTCAAAATCAGGAGCAGATACAGTTTGAGATATAAAGTTACCATTATTAAATCTATAGTTCACTTGATACTGCGTAACACCGACAATAGGTTGCCAACTAAGAATTAATTTAGATACAGCTTGGTTATTAATAACAACAATTTTTTCTTCAGCCTGTAGTGCAGATGGAGGATCTTTTGGCAGATTTAATATTGATACAGTTCTTGTTGGTAAACTTGCACCATCTTCGATAAAGGCATATTTAGCGTTTACATAAGATAAAGCAGTAATTGCATAATTTATACCATCAGATTCTTCTACTGTTATTACTCTAAACTTCTGAGCTTGAACTGTATCATTCTGTAAAAGCCAAACAGTATTTACATTTGGAGTATCAGAATAAGCAGAAGCAACTGTAATTACAGCACCAGCTATAGATTGAACAGTTTTTGTTTCTACTGTTCCATTTGGTAA